GTTGAAACCTTGGTACGAGGGAAAAGTTTTTGGTTTCCATTGCCCAGGCCAAACATATAAGCGTAATCTCGCCGCGTAAAATCCTGACAAGAGCAGCAATATCGCGTTCCTGTCATTAGGTACCGTCCAACATTCGGAGGACGTGTTGCAGGTGTTGTTAGGGCACCATCTGGAGTGGACTCGACAGAACCTTGTTTTTGCAGTTTTAAAATTCCGTTAACCTCGTCTGTGGAAACCAAGACTGCTTGAACGTAACCGTAGCGAGTTTGTGTGGCGGGGTTTATTGTTTCAGAGCTAATGGGAGTACCCCCAACGGAAACAATTCGATCTTCCAGAATTTCTCCGTTAATTGGATACTGAGCCGGAATCGGACCAACGGGTTTGATATAAAGCGGTGCTGGGAGAGGGGTCAGCGCACTCCAGCTGCCCGTTAACTGCACATACCAATAATCCTGGTCTTCCGTTACAGAGGCAATAGCAGAAGGGCTTCCTGTGCTGTCACGAACGTTGTCAAATCGCAAACTTCCTGCTACCCGAACACCAGCCCAGTGCATGCCAAGTTCTTTATTCGGCGTTGGGAATCCTTGAAAGATACCTGGAATTTTGGGTGGATTAGAACCTGGGGGAATTACGGTTCCAGGGGGAAGCGGAATTGTGTAATCAAACGGGTACGTATATGTTTCAACAATGCCGATGGTATTGCAATAAAGCTCAAATCCACGCCGCCAACGAGACCAGGCAGATTCTCTGTTTGTTGCGTAAATGGAGTCAGGCACTGAACCCTTGGAGAATTCAGTGCGAATTGGTTTTACTTTTGCGGGACCAAAGTCTTCAGAGCGGGCGAAAGTCCCGAAAGAACCTCCACTTTTTGATGCCATGGTTAGAAGAAGCCGCCTTGCGCAATGATGTGGGCGCCAGGTGTATAACCAGAAGGGTTGGGTCCATCCGGGAAAACGCCAACATAAATCCGATCGCCGCGCTCTAAATAGACACCACGATTGCGAAGAGGGGCGCCAGCGCCAAGGCCGTTTGTGTTACCTGCCTGAGCAATGGGAGTGGCGAGCTGAGGCATGACATCAGAGCAGTCAACAACACCGCTATCCGCTGGAACCGTCTTGGAAAACAAGAGGCGATAGTCACCAGATGCCGGGATGGGTGTCGTAGTGCCGCGAGTGTGGTAAAAGGCAAAAGTAACGGCAGGCTTGTAGCCAAGAGCAACACCGTTATAACTAAAGCCTGTTGCCGTACCGCCAGAATATTGAAGTGCCGTGTTAATGCCGGTCAGGGTAGTTGCACCGGTATAGGTGTAATATCCCACGCCACTTGCAGCGGCAAGACCAGTCAAAATGCCAGTGGAAGTGACGTTAACAATCTGACCGCTAATTAAAGAAATGACGGTGCCAGAAGTTGTGGCGTTTACGGTGTAATCCGCCGATCGAGTAAAATCGTTACGAACAATAGTAATAGAATCAACAACGCCTCCATTATTGTTATCTTCGCTTAGGGCGGCATCCATGTCCACCAGGATGGAAGGAGCCTGGCCCCCTTGTACAAATAAAGTATTGGATGCAGCGCTGCCAACCGTCTGCGTTGTCACGCGAACCGAGTCAAACAGTGGCCTGTCGACAAGTAATGGTTGTTTATTTGTGGATGTAGAGGCCAATTTTCTTATCCAGCTTTTTGTTAATTATAGCCTTATTGAATGCCACCCATTGACATGAATTGCTTCAGTCTGTCGGGCAAATTCATTTTCTGCATCAGTGCTGCACTGGGATTCGCCTGAAGAGCAAGGAACTTTTGAAAAAAAGAACCGTCATCAACAGTAGGCTCAAACAAAGTTGGACCTTTGACATCGCCAGGCAAAATCCCAGGGTATTGCTCTAGATACTCAGCGAAACGTGCCATTACGGTAATCCAATTAAGCTTGTCGGATTGACAATAGTAGACAAGACAGACTTAAGAAGAGTGTCTCGAACCGAGCCCAAAAGTCCTTGAGATTTTGCATTGGCATCCTCAAGGCCAGCCTTCTGTCCAAGGCCAAGAGAAGAAGAAAGAATCTCTTCAACAGACCTCTGACCCGTGGGTGCTGGACCGGTAGCGGTTTGGGGTGTGCCAAGAGCATCAACCGCAGGCAGTAACTGACGTGCAGCCTTCATGCGAACTTCATCTTTAGGGATGCCAGCTCGTTCAAAATCTCTTCGAAAAACCAAGGCGGCTTGCTCTGGAGATTGTGCTTGACGCAAAGAGGCTGCTGCAGCCTTCTCTGGTCCAGCCAATTCGTATAAAAGAAAGTCCGCTTGTAAATTCGGATCACCTGGATCCGCCCCTCGTTTCTTTGCAAAGTTCACAAGAGCACTCTGCCTGCCACCTGTCCACTGAGCAAGGCCAAAACCGCCTTGACCCCTGGGGGCACCCACAAAGCCACCCTCGTTTACACGAGGATTGAAGCCAGACTCTTGTTTGAAGTTCCCAAGGATGCCAGCCGTTTGCGCAGGAGTAAAGCCTTGCGCTCTCAGCTTCCTTGCGACAATACTGGCGGCATCATTTAGGGACATACTTTTAACTCCTTTATTCTCCTACCCAATTTGACTCTGCCTTGAGACCGGGAGTAAAAACAGTTTGAAGGGAAACAACCAAACTTAAAGCGGCACTCAAGCGTTTGACGAAATTAGGACAAAGAATCATTGGATTAAAGCAACTACGCTGACTACCGTGAATGCAAAGATTCGTGTTCAGCTGGCTGGGCTTACACTTTATTTATAAGAGGCCAGATATTTAGTTTACCAAACGCTTATTTTAAGGCTTGGTTGAACGCCTGTTTTAGCAGTGCTTGCTGCGTTTGCGTAAGATCAGGCTTTAGGAACTTCAACGGATCAGTGAACGCCTCCATGGTTCCAGGGAGTGGAGTCGCTGCATTGAACGCTTCAGTAACACCAATTTGAGAGGGAGGTGTAAAAGAAACCCCAGTAAGAGGAGTCTTCAATTCAAAAGCGTTAATTGCAGGAATACTGGAAGCGAAAGCGGTTTCTCCCAACTTATCTGCAAACTGCATGTCACCGGCAGCTTTGGCAATCGCACCCAGTGGGCTTTGCGACTGGAACGCACTAACAGTTTCGGTATAGCCAAGCTGGCCTGGCTTGAGTTTTGCAGCCAGTTGCGGGTTCGTTGTTGCCCAGATCTCAAGACCAAGCTTTTCTTTCTCTTCGCCTTTAGCAGCGTTATATGCTTTTGTTAAATCAGCAACACGATATTTTTTTGCTAACTGATCTTGTTCGGCCAACTGAGCCGCTCTCGCTTTTTCGGCTTGGTAATTACGCTCTTCGACAATTGTACGAGTATCAGTGCCGCGACTTCCAGGAGGGGCCGATTCGGTTGCGGCTGCCAGCGTACCTTCTGAACGGGGAAGATAAACAGCTTCATTTCCGCTTCTGGCTAAATCCCAAGTGCGTCCACCGACATTGATGTTGGCTGGTTGCAAAGCAGGATTCCATCCGCCAGCAGCTTGAAGAACCTCGCGCCCACCAAGCTTGGAGGCATACACCGTAGGTTGTCGAGTGCCAGCAAAGATATTACCGAGCCTTTCGACACCCGCAACAAGAGGATTAGCAGAATAAGCTTGGATTCCCTGGCCGCCCTGAAGTGCTTGCAAAACTTTCTTTTGTTCCGCAACTCTCTTAATTTTGTCGGCGTCAACAGTACGCCCAACATTCTGTCGATTCATTGCCTACCTCCAAAGTTCATTTAAGTAGATGCGAGAACCCACGGCGGTATCCGCTGGCCCTGGTAATGCTTGGATAAACTCAGCGCCAGAACGCTCGTAACGATATCTGGCTTGAAAAGGATCTTTGTAGTTGGGAACGTAAAGAATCCCAGCCAATCGATTGGTTTCGTAAAGGTAAATTTCGTCCCAAACTTTTAACGCTTCTTTGGCGTTGCTGGAGCGAATCGTACGATCAACGTCCCCCGCGATGCTTTCCAGGCGAGTAGAAGGAGAGGTGGCGACTTCCGTTTTCTTTTCTGCGGTATCACAACGACCAAGTTGGATTGTGATTTTGTCATAGAAGAAAGAATCAGGAACCGTATTCATGGCTTCTTCCAGACGAGCGTAATCACCCGCTGGCACCGAAACCGTGAAATAGCCCAGATGATACCGGACTCTACTCTTATCGAAGTCGCTTAAATGCACTTCTGAGTCTCCTTATCGTTTAATTATAAAAGCAAGTAATCAACCCAAAAGTCCTGCAAAGAAATCTTTTGAGCCTGTATTGAAGCCTGCCATATAAGGATCCGTGGCGTTATAGGAAGACAAAAAAGAAGGGGGATTTAAGGCTTGTGAAAGAACACTACCGAGAAGTTGTTCTTTCAATTCGTCTTGAAGAGTTTTTTCTTTTTTAGTTTCTTTAGATTGAGCACCATACAGAAACGCTTTCAGAATATCTTCCGTCCTACTTTTATCTGCGTCACTTGTATTGACAGTAGCCGGAGTGGGGGGTGTGCCAATGCTGGCAGCCTTTGCAGGAGCGGTATGCAGAAGCTGAATGTCGTAAGGATTGCCTTGAGCGTCTGTGGTACTCAAAACACCATATCCCTGCTCTGGCTTAAAAGAACCGTAACCTTTATATGCAAGTTGAGTGCCGGTCGGAATAGCCAGGTCGATACCTTCGTGGAAAGTACTTGCTCCAGCAGTTGGCGCAACACGCGGACCATACTTACTAGTTACAGGAAAATTCCACTTCCAACCATCTTTTGTTTGTTGGACCAAAGGTGTTTGGTTGGGTCCAACTAAGACATTCTGAAGAAGACTTCTTGCCTCTTCTGGATTGATCTTTTTACCTGCTCTTGAGCCAAATCTAGGGATCACTCTGGGATCCAGGTGAGCCCCGGTACTAGGGAGTGGATCTTTTGAAGGATCAGCAATACTACCAATTGGAATTAAACCGGCCATTATCTTTTTCTTTTTATTCTAAAACTAAAAAACCCCTGGTTTCCCAGGGGGATTAGAGAGGAGATGGTTTAGACGCGAATTAAATCAGCCGAAAGAACCGAATCCCAATCGACCCTTTTAATCTGCCTTAACTGCTCAAGATTATTAAATCTTTCACCCGACAGAGACATCTGGAGATCTTTAATCTCACGGGCAGTTTTAAGCCCGATGCCTTTGATGTGATCCGCAATCATTTGAGCAGTCGCTGAATTAACATTCAGGCGATTATCGGGAGGGAAGGATCGCGGTTCTTCCTGGGCCGCTTTGTCTTTAACCTGAAGAGTTTTGACAGTTTTAGTTGCCTGCTCGTCAGGCGCCAGTTCAGTTTTGTAAGCAGTAAAAAGGCGACCGTCTTGGTCTTCGACCATGAACCAATCGCCGTTATCCCATTCGCTTACAACTTTAACGCGGACGTTAGTTTTTAGGTGCTTGTAGAGCATAAGGACCAGAAAGATATTCTGGTCCTAGTTTACCCTAATCAGCTGACAGTGCGGCCAAGCAGATAGCCATCAATGTCTTCGTAACCAGCAGCAACGTCGGGCTGGATGTAGCACACCTCAACGACGAAGTAGCCAGAACGGCCAGAGTTCGAATCGCCGCTGGAGATGTACCAGCCACCAGAGGTGGAAGTGCCGGTCGTGGTGCCACGGGCAAACACCTTGAAGGTGGTAGCGCCAGTCACCTGGAGATTGACACCAGAGGCGGTAACGCCAGCGGCGCCGGTAGCGGTCAGGAAGGGGTTGGTGCCGTAAGCAGCAACACCACCAGCGAAGAAGATTTCGCCAGCTTGGGAACCGGAAACAGTGGAAGTGAGGTTGGCCTGAGCCACGCCTTCACCCACGCCGGTCACAGCCACAGGACCGCTGGAATCGCGGCAGAAGGTGATCACGTTGCCGGTAGCGGCATAAATGCCGGAAGCAACACGACCATCACCCCAGCCAGAGGCAACGGAAATGGTGGCGCGATAGACGTAAGCAGGCAGAGTGGAGTCACCAGAGATCACCATGCCGGTGATGTCGGGGCGGGTGTCGTCCTGGCGGTAAGGCGAAGGAACGATCACGTTGCCGGTAGCGCTTGCACCACCACCAGAGGTAGCGGTAACAGCCACGTAACCACGCTGTTGGAAGTAACGATAACCAGGGACAGCCAGCACCGAAGTGGGGCCACCCTTAGAGGCGTTGTTAGTGCCGTCATCGTTGGTATCAATGTTCTTGTACCAACCGTTGAGCGGCTCAGCCCAGTTACCGGGATAAATTTTCTTAGCAGACAAATAAGTCATTTATCTTTTCCTGTGTTGTTTACTTATGGTTAATTATGCGATGCTGCCGTCATCCGAGACGAAGCTGTAAGCGGTGGTCACGAAGTCCTTGTTCAGGATTTCGAAGCCAGCGTACAGCTGCCAAATCAGAATGATGAAGCGGCTGAAGTCGTCGTTGTTGTTGATGAGCACCTGGGCGTTCGGACCACCGATACCCACGCCAACCGACTGAGGACCGAAGAAATAACCTTGGGCCACCTCTTGGGAAGCGAAGGTTGAAGCATTGAAGGAGGCATTAATGTTCTTGGTCGGGAAGTTGGTCGACTCGAAGAACTTCACACCTTCAAACTGAACACCAGTCGGCATCACGGGTTCGCCAGCCAGGAAGTAGGCTTGGCCAGCCTGGGGGCCCATGTAGAAGCTGGCGTTGTTAGGCATCATGGGGTTGCCCATGTACATGCCTTGGCCAGGGTTGCCGCTGTAACGAGCAATCTCACGGAAGTCGGCA